TAATCTTGTTTGTTATACTACTGATACAATTACAAATAGTGTTTTAAGTGGTAATCCCCTTTTGAGTATTGCAAATTTAAAAAATACTTATTTGGTGCTTTATTATAATGATAAAGAATCAGTTAACAGGATCCCGGTACTGGAACTAAATAGAGTAGTATCTAATGCTGCTACTGCTGCTTTCAGCTTTGACATCACCCCATTTGCTGGTCAGCAAATTATATGGGCAAAATCTTATATCCAAACTCCTACTGCATACAGTTCCATTAGTGGATCTAATTTCAGTGTATGTTTTGGTGTTTATTATGCCTAAAAATTACACTTTCCTTTCACCTTTAATTAATTGTATGGCTAATCCTAACACAGCTGGAATAATTGGTACTGATGCAGTAATGAATTGGTATGATCTTAATGCTCCAACGCATTTCTGGTCAGTTACAAATTCAAAAGGTCAGGTACTTTTTTTGAATGTTGAGAATGATGAAAACGTATCCAGGGAAAAATTGGAAGCTAATTTGAGAGCTGCTGAATCCCAAAATATTGAAGCAACATATACTTTGAACATTTATCCAAAAGTTCCAAAATGTGGTTACTATACAAAAAAAGATGAAGAAATGATTGTGTGCATATTCAGACCAACTGCATTTAATCCAATTTCTTACCAACCAATGAATCAAATGGGGTATCCTGGTCAACCTAATTTGATGACAGAAATTAATGCTTTGAGGTCTGAAATTGCAGCTTTGAAGATGCAACAGGAAATTGATGACCAGGAAGAAGATGATGATGAACCGGAAGAAAATTTTTTATCTGGTTTGATTAAATCACCACAAGTACAGACAATGATTCTTTCACAACTTTCCAGTCTATTTGCACCTACTCAAAAAGTAACGCACGTTGCTGGAATTGATCAAACGGAAACAATGACAAAGGAAACAGAAATTGACAATGAACAACGCATTTATGATGCCGTTGAAAGGCTGAAAGCAGTTGATCCACATTTGGCAAGTGATCTTGAATTACTTTGTGAAATGGCAGAAACTGACAAGATGCAATTCAACTTTCTTTTGAAAATGTTAAGAAAATAAGATATGCCGGAAATAACTGCTGACAAAATCATAGGAAAAACACTATTTGCCAAAAAGGATTTGACCAGGTTAAATTCTTCTATGGTAAAAATTGGAACCATTGTTAAGGGGTCACCGGTGGGTCAAGTTTATTCTTATATCCAAAGAGGTGGAAATGTTTATTGGCAGTTTATTGATTTTAATAATAAGCCTTATTATGTTTTACACACTGCTGATAGTTTCAAGTTTTCAGGGGATGTTAAAGAAGCAGTGGAAAAACAAAAAACAGAAGCAGAAAAAATAGAAAAAGAAGAAAAGGGATCTGTTCCCTTTTATATTGAAAAATATGGTAAAACTATTCTAATTTATGGGATAGCTGCATATTTAATCGCAACTTATATAAAAAGTAGAAAATGAAAAATAAAGGGTTAATGTACATCCTGTTAGCTGGTGGTGCAATTTTGTTGCTATCAATGAAAAAAAAGACTGCAACTTATAAGCTGGAAGTTCCGGCACCTGAAAAAATTACTGCTGAACAATTTGCTAAACCTTCCTTGTTGCAAAAAGTGAGCAAGGCAGTAAAAAAAGTTGCCCCAGTGGTAAAAAAGGCAGCTGCTACTGCTAAACAAAAAAAAGCAGCTAAAAAAGTTGCTGAAGCATTAACAAAAAGGTCAATCCTTCGTGGTGTTGGTCAATTTCCTGATATGTGCTAAAAAAATAATATTATGCAAGTAAAACATATGAAAATTGGGATTGAGGATGAAATCACATCCGAAAAACTAAAATTAGCATATAATAAGCAAAGGTCTGAAAGGGCAAGATATGAAGCTGAAAATACTATTTCTAAGTCAACAGGACAGGCTTTTCAAAAGTATTATGTAGAAACAAAAGTATTTTATACAACTGCCAATATCGGATCAGATTGCAATGAAATAACTTTCATCAATGGTGGAACTACTGCCCTGGTGATTGCTGATGTTCCATTGCAGCCTAATCAATCTTTGCGAATAACAGGAAACAGGGGTGAAATTGACACAACACAATATCAATTAGCTTTTGCTACTCCTATAAATACAGGAAATTTACTAATCGTACTGCGTAAACTTTATATATAATGATAGTATTGGATCTTTCCATCTTAAATCAGAAGGGAACTCCAATGTTCAATTCTGATCTAACTGCAAACAGACCAGCTGCTGGTATTGTTGGCAGAATATTTATTGCTATTGATAGTCCTTATGGCATTTTTAGAGATACTGGAACTGCATGGGATCAGATTTCAAGTGCTGGTGGTGCAGATACGAATATTTATAATACAGATGGAACATTAACCGGAACTAGGACAATTTCATCAGGTGGTTTTCAGTTAGTATTCAATCCACAAACCACTTTTTCTTCATCTTTGACAGCTGCAACTGGTGGATCAAGTTTTTCTGTTTTAGGATCAAATACATTAACTTTTGCTGCTGGTTTTTCTTCCAGCAATATTGGCAATGTATATGGTGCTAATGGTGCTATAAATGCACAGATATTTAATGGAAACGCAACTTTTGCACAGGCAAACCTTGCCAGTGCAATGGTCAACGTGAATAAAATTGATTTTGGTTCTGGTGGTCATACCATCACAATGACACAATCAACTGCACCAGGGATCAGGGCAATGACAGGGGAACAGAATCAAATTCAATTTACTGGTAGTCATAACGGAACAATAAGTCATGCAGCAATAAGTCAAAATTTAGGATTTTTTAGAGATACAGGATCAACCAAAACTTTGACAATAACCAATGCATATAGTTTTTTGATCAATCCACTTGATGACTATGGAGCTGGTTTTACGTTTACAAATAGGTGGGGAATTTATCAAGCTGGTGCAAGTGATACAAATTATTTTGCTGCAAATGTTTTATTGGGTTCAACAACAAGTACAGGTGAAAAATTGCAAGTAACTGGAACAACAAGATTAAATGGACAAACAACATTAAAAGGAACTACTAACAATGACACAACTGTCATTTTAAGAATAGAACAACAAAACGGAAACGGCAGGTTTGCCGTTACTGCTTCAGGACAGACAACAATAGCAGGTGATAATTTTCAAGCAACAGAAAATTTTGTATCAGTTGCAAGACAATTTAATCCTACAAGCGGAACTACAACACATACAACTTTGTTTCTTTCACCTATTATCAATCAAACAGGTGGTGCGAATGGAATTACCAGAGGTTTGTATATTAATCCAACAATTACTGCTGCTGCTGACTGGAGAGCTATTGAAATAAGTGCTGGTGTTTCAATTTTAGCACCAGCAACAACAGCAAGTGCTACATTAAGGGTACCATCCGGAACTGCACCAACAACACCAACAAACGGGGATATTTGGTTTGATGGAACTAACTTATTTATGCGTATTGGTGGACTTACCAAAACTTTTACAATTATTTAAAAATAATATATGAAACAAATTGAACCAGTGCAAATATGGATTAATGGATCAGTTCAAACTGGATCCTGGATAAATGCCTACATTATTAATGATAATTTGGAATCTTTTGCCACATTTTACTGGGCAATATTTGCAGATGGTGATGAACCTGATACACAGGGGAATAAACTTTCTGAAGGAAATCTGACAATAAATGAACCGGATTATTCTGTATGGGATTCAACTGCTGACATTAACCAGTCAGCTTATGAATGGATCTGTGATCAACTTTCTTTAACTTTGATTCCATAACAATTTAAAATTTGACAAATGAACGAAAAACAAGCATTAGAAATTATTAAAGCTATTTTGGATCTTGCCACCAGCAAAGGGGTATTTTCAAAAATTGATGAATCCTTTACTGCAATTCAGGCATTTAATACAATAGCTGAAAAATTTAAAGATGAACCAGCTAAAGATGCAGACACAAACTGATCCAACACATATTGCTACTTTTAGTACGATCCTGTTTTCCCTGTTAGGGATTCAGAACATATCTGAATTGGCAAATATTGTTTTTCTGGGTGCAAGTACAATATCATGTGCAATTTCCATTCTGGTAGGAATTAAACAACTGAAAAAAAAGTAATATGAAAAGAATACTGAAAAACATAAAGACTTCATTTTTTGGGTCTATTGCTGGTGGTTCCCTAATCTTGGATGGCATTCAACACAATAATTGGGTAAGTATAATTGCCGGTATTGCAACTGCCATCACTGGATTGTTAGCAAAGGATAGTGATGTCCAATAAGAAAAAAATTTATATCGGTTTAGCCGTTTTGCTGATCTTATTAATCGGGAAAAAAGTGAGTGCATTAAACATCATAAAAAAGTTTGAAGGTCTTGAATTGACCAGCTATGCTGATACCGGTGGCATTTGGACAATAGGATATGGCAACACAATAAACAAGGACACAGGACAGGCAATCAAGCCAGGTGATAAGATAGACCTGGAAACTGCTGAAAGGTGGTTAAAAATGGATGTTACTGAACGTGAAAAGAAAATAAAGGGATTGATCAAGGTTCCTGTTACTGAAAATATGAAAGCAGCTATGGTCAGCCTTGCTTACAATATCGGCACTGGGGCATTTGCTTCCAGCACTTTGTTAAGGTTACTTAACCAGGGAACAGATAAAAAACTTGTTGCTGATCAGTTTTTAAGGTGGAATAAAGTCCAGGGAAAAGAAGTAAAGGGATTGACTGATAGAAGAAAAATTGAACGGGAACTTTTCTTAAAATAGATTTTAGGTTCATAAATAGAGGTGTTACAGGGAGAAATTTTCATTTCTCCCTTTTTTTATGCCTAAAAATTTGGAATTATCAGAAAAATGTTGATAAATTTAACCCGACAAACGATTTTTTTAAACAATTAAAACGAAAAACAAATGAAAAAAACTACACTTCAGATCGTTCTGATCGTTCTGCTTTGCTTGTTAATGTGTTTTGCTGATTCTTTATGATCCGTTTACTTGCTTGGATTCTATCAGTTATTTATCTGATAGTTTTTGGCATCCCCATTGCCATAGGTTTACTGATCATATTACAAATTATCTCAATCTCAAAATTTATCAGCAATGTTAGAAAAAAAAGAAAAAAGCATAATATTACACAATTACCTGTATGGTCTGATTACTTTACTGACCAATCACAGAATCCCATTTACTGAACTTCCGGAAGGTAAGATTGAAATTTTTTATCCTTCTGAATTAACTTTATTTCAAATAGGCTACCATTTCGGAAGATATGCCGAAATGCAACACAATTAATTTTATGGAACTATTTAACAATTTGCGGGAAACTATGCTGGAAATTGATTACATCCAGCAGAAAATTGATC